GTTCCGGTAGTCAGATCAATTAGCGCCTGTCTTTGAGCCTCTCCAGACAACCCCGCATACTCAGGCTTTGCTAATTCAGCTAAAGCCTGTTTAGTTGTAAATTCTGGTTTTACGCCAACAACATCGGGCTCGTAAAAAAAGCTTTTCATTCTGTTCGAAGTCGTAATATTAGGGTTTGGATCAACGTTTACATTGTCCAGTACAGATTTAGGTGCCCCTACGGGATCACCTCGTCCGAGAAGAGTGTCTTTAAAGTTTCGGTTGCGCTCAAAGAACCCAAAGTCTTTGTTTCCGCCAAAGCCACCACCAGAAAGGAACCCTTTGTTCGCGCTCATGTTCCTAAAGCCTTGACCGATACCACCAACCAAGCCGCCCATAACGCCAGCCTTCATACTGTCCTTAAAGCTATTGCCCTGCGCAAGAGAACTAATGCCTGAACCAATAAAGCCCGAAGCTATTGCACCCATTCCGGGAAATAGAGCGTTCATAGCCAGCGGAATAACAATAGGCGCAGCCATCTTAACGATCTTCTTAACGCCCTTAATAATCTTCTTTATAAAGAACTCTCTGTTACCAGTGTAAGGGTTTACAGAGTTAGCCGCGTTGCCAACCGTGTAACGCGACATGTCCATGTCATTGTCACTAAAAACCTCCGCCATAGCGTTCCTGATCCGCGGATCGCGGGCCATGTTCCGGTCTATAATAATCTCGTCACGATTAACGTGAGCCAGTTCCGTATCACCGTTACGACCCATTTGAGCCATGCGGTTTGCTACGTCACCCATAGAGTTAATGCCGCGAGGCTGACCAAACGCAAGTACGTTGTCAGGCATTTCATCCATGTTAGAGGTTAAGAAAGACCCAACACCGCCCTCGGGAAAATACATCTGTTCTTGCATCACATCGCCCCTTTGATCTGGACTGTATCAGACCGTCTAAAACTTTTCCATGTATTTATCATGTTGTCACCGTAACCGCACCCACTGAACCTGTAACCGAGTTGCCGCGCAAACTACTTATGTCCGCGAGGGTTATCTTAACATAGCCCATTAAGCCATCTGAGTTAGCCCCTTGATACAAGCTACCTACTTCTAAGCCCTGATCGTCCGTCTGTAAATTGGTCAAAACTAACGCGGTATTTCGACCCTCTCCGGGGTTCTGCATTTGATCTAAGTACACGGCAAAGGACCGGATAACCTCATCAAAGTACGTCTGGTCATATTCCTGCGGCGGAATGGGAAAAAACGGGCGAACTAGATTCCTAGACATTAGCGTCTGCCGTCAGGTCTAACTTCGACTCTGGGAGTGCCCAAGCGCCAAGTGGTTTCTGTCGCAGTGCTTTCTACCTTTAGGTTAAACGACCGTCCGCGTAACCGCGTTCGAACTTCTTTAGTAAACTGCTCAACAGGCGTTGAGGCAGTCTTTGATACTACATCTTCGTCGGTATGTAAGTATTTACCTCCCGGAAAGTTTCTAACACCCAGAGTAAACGTAGCTGTTGGTGTATTGGCAGTAGAGTCGCGGAACGTAATGTCTGGTATAATTCTTGACAAGAAAGCAAACTGATCCCCGTCACCTAAGTCTATCTGACTGCTTTCAATATGTGAGGCAATAGCGGACGCTGGAACGGTGCTGCCGTCATCTAAACCGTTTTCGTGTTCATACAAATAATGATCCGAACCTGCGGCTATGGGCAATGCGTCAACGCCACGGTCCACCCAAACTGTTCGATCTAATGTGCCGTAGTACCAAACTTGCTGCTCATAATTAAACACAACATAGCGGTCATTTTCGTCACTGTTAGCCGAAGGATAAAACCACCATATTTCTGAAAACGAGCTATTGCTTGCTGCGGTGACTTTTTGAATTTGTTCTTCGTTAAAGTCGGAAAACACGTAATCTTTTACCGTACAGGGTAGCTTGTTAACAGCACCCGCATAAACATAGAACTCTTCTCGGCCCATCCAAAACACGTTGTCATTAACCGCAATAGCGCACAACGGACTTGCCGTAGTAATGTTTTCTGAAACTGTATTAATACCAAACGTAAACGGCGGTCCAAGAAACTGCATGGCGTGTAACGATACATCTGTAAACACTAAAACCTGCTGTCTGGTTTCAACAGCGGTTACAATCTCAGAACCAGAACCAATACGCAAATCACCCGCTGTATTAGTGGCCTTGGCTGACCAATCTGTCAGGCTTTCTTGACTGCCAAAACGAATAAGCAAGGGGTCTTGTGTGCCTATTGCCGTTTCTGGATCACAACCAAAAGCTATAATGTGCCTGTCTTTGTCTGAAACCAATACCTGCTTTGCAATGGTTGGAATATTATCGGCGGCTACACCTAAACTGGAAAGAGATACCGCCCGTGTTGTAACGCCATTTGTCTTGTCCCAGTAAAATATACCTTCATCGCGGACATTCATTAACAAGTCTTCGCCAAAGTTATCGTGGCTCCAAATACGAAGAGTATTACCGCCAGCCGTAAGGTCCGAGGCCGAGTCCCACGCACCGCGTCCCCAAGTGCCTGCGCCCCAGCCAGTGCCTTGAACAGAAGTATCCAGCCCCGTGTTGATTTGGTACGCCCCTACAGACGAACCGCCACCGTTACCGCTGTCGCTTGTGTTTGCAAAAACAAACGTTGGGTTTAATCCAGACGTTGTCGTTATTTCAGAGATAGTTGCTACAGCCCTAGCTTCTATTTGAAAGACGGTAGAACTTACAACATGCGTTACTTGATACTCTTGGTTTAAAACGTTTGCAGTAATTACACCGCCAAGGGTTGCCGCCCCTGAGAAAGTTACAAAGTCATTTTCTAACGCGCCGTGACCATCAGAATCTGTAACAGACAGAGTACAGCACGTTACCGCTACGCCATCAGAATGCGCCGCCGCCGTTGTTCCGTTAACGCCGCGCACACAACCTGTAAGTGTGGCACTACTAACTGCACCATAGGTTATTTGCTCTGAGCCGATAAGAATACGTCCACCGCCTGTAGGAAAACCGCTGGCGCTATCCATAACAATAGATTGTGCCTCGGCGCTTATTGCTCCGTCCAGAGTATCAGCCCCCGCAGCGAAGGTGACCGCAGAAGACGCTACTCGTATTGGTGTAATGTCTTTATATGCACCGCCCTCACTAATGTAATACTTGAGGCCCGTACCTACACCAATGTATTTGTCACCAGACAAGGCAACCCAAGGGTGTAACGCACGACACGTCCCAAGGAAAGCGTTGTCTGAGTTTTTAACCCAACCGCCTATTTTCTCAGGAAATCCCATGCGAAATCGTATTTTATCACCATCGAACCAACCACCTTCATTACTATACGAAGTGGTTTCTCGGTTAATTCCGGGCTTAAACTGTAGCTTTGTTAGCGGCATAACACCTCACTATGTTTTTACACAATACATTAGCGCCACGTTCCGAGGTCTAGTTTCAGCCCCCCCAGTGCTGCTTGTGGTAACTGTTGCTACGGCAGAAGAACTTCCCTGCAGCGGAACGCCGCCAGCCCCTGTGCTAGAGTTTGTTGTAAACGTGTGTGTGTGACTTTTTATTTCGTCGGCTTGAGAAGTACCAATACCGCGACCACTATCAATGCCGCGAGAGTTGTCCCAACCTCTTGGAAACTCCCCTCGCATGTCTGGAACATTAAATGTTGATGACCCATCACCAACACCATAGGTTGTGCCTATCGCACTAAACAGGGAAGAATATGTGGAACGAGATACTGCTGCACCGTTACACTCCAACCATCCAGATGGAACCGACGACATAGCAAAAGGCATTACTGCGCCAGAAGGAGTTTGAGCTACCGCCGCGTCTATCTGAGTTTGAATAGAACTTGTAACGCCATCAACAAAATTTAACTCAGTTCCAGTAGCGGTAACCGCCGTTGATCCAAGCGTTAATTTTCCGTCTGGAACAACAATTCCAGCCGCCCCACCCAATATCAGATCATCTGCACTAGCATCCCACTGCATAAATGCACTAGCAGTATCTCCAAAAAACTTAACATCATAACCAGTGTCATCAACTCCAACAGTAAAAGTTGCATCGACTTGCACCGCGCCGTCAATATCCACCGCATCTAAGTTTGTTGTACCGTCTATGTCTGCATCACCGCTAATATCTAATGTAGCTGCGTCTAACTCACCCGTAATCGTAAGATTGCGAAGGCTTGCTACATCTTTATTAGCGTCTGCTGTTACCGTCTTACTGGCAACAACAGTGCCAACCGCCGCGCCTGTATCATTATAGTTTAACTCTGCCGCAGTAGCTGTCACACCGGCTAATATATTTAACTCAGCAGCGGTGGACGTAACACCGTCTAGTATGTTTAATTCAGCACCCGTAGAAGTAACTGTTGTGCCACCCAACTTTAAAGTTGCAAGGGCCGTGGTTCCCGCTAAGTTAACGTCTGTCAGCAAATCATAAACAACGGCCCCTGAACCCAGACCATCAGTTGCAATCATTTTAACTTCGCCAGCGGCTACTGCAACGGTGGCCCCTGATCCTTGAGAAAAAGTTAGCGTTGCGCTGGTAGCGTTTTCAATTATCCAAACCTTAGACACAGTGTTAGGTGCCAGTGTGACCGTACAGGCTTGACCGCCGCCGGTACATTTAAGGTAGAATGAACGCGCTTGATCCGAAGTGCCGTCAGCCATTGTAATAGTGTGTGTAGACGCATCCGCTATAGCTTCAGAGCCGTATGAAAATGCCTCGCCAATAAGCTCAAGGTTAGCGTTGGTTTTAGTACCCCACGTACCAGACGCTTCGCCAGTACCAATCTCTTCTAACCTTAAATCGTTTACATATGTACTCATGTCATTATCCTATGCCGCGATATCGGTCCAAGACGGTGTTTGTGAGGGACTTATAGCAGAGAAACTTGAATTTTGCGAGGGACTTATAGCAGAGAAACTTGAATTTTGCGAGGGTTCTATTTTTGACCAAACTAAAACATTTCCCACTTTCGCTGTACTCGCAACACCTGTAACCGATACAGGGTTGTCAACTCTGGTAGATACAGAGCCAACTGCGCCTGTAGCTGCTATGCCCGTGACAGAAATATCTGCGGAAGAAGTAGTCGTAGTAGAACCAATTGCGCCTGTACCGGCAATGCCCGTGACAGAAATATCTGCGGAAGAAGTAGTCGTAGTGGAGCCAACTGCTCCCGTGCCAGAAACGCCCGTAACAGAAATATCTGCGGAAGAAGTAGTCGTAGTAGAACCAATTGCGCCTGTACCGGCAATGCCCGTAACAGAAATATCTGCGGAAGAAGTAGTCGTAGTGGAGCCAACTGCTCCCGTTCCAGAAACGCCCGTGACCGAATAGCTAAATATATATGTGGTAGTGCCTACAGCACCTGTCCCAGATACTCCCGTAACAGCTACCGTTGCAGAAGTACTACCAGAGTCGGCAAGGGGGCTTCCAGCAAGGGAGGAAAAGCCTAGCATCAGCTTGGCTCCACAGGCCAATCACCGTCTGTTAGGTTAGGCCAGTTAGAGTGGTTAGTTATATTACGCAAAGCGGTTCGATAAGTAACCCACGCGGAAGGAACAGAATCACCCGCTTCTAATGCTTTTGTTACAACCCAATCAGAATTTTGCAAAAGAAAGTTTCTAGTTCCTCTATGCTGCACAGCCAAATCTTCGTCTGTTGGATTATCTAAAGCGTGTTGAATAGCGGCTAGTCTGCTTGCTGTAGTATCCGCGCAAGCCGTTGCCCAAGAAGGTAACGTTGATATTTCCTCGTTATTTTTATCGGTAAACTCTATGTGACCGGAGGTGCCATCCCACTGTAACGCCCATATATTTGCTGGAACAGAACAAGAGGTTAAATCGTCATGCAAACCCGCCCCGTTTACCGAACAAAAATTGTCGGAAGGAAGTATTGTTAAGGTCATTTAATTTCTCCCCAATAAGTTTTTATGGCTGCTTACGCTTTGAACAATAGCATTGGCTGTTTCAAGATTTGTTTTAACCATTTCATTTCTAAAACTTTCTACTGCGGCACCCGTGCCTCTCTGTTGTTGACTGTTTTCAATTAAAAGAACAGGCAACCATGCTATAGAACAGCCCCACTCCTCGGTGTCCGCGCCTGTGTTGGGGTTATGCCCAGCAATTTTTATAAACCAAGCACAATCTAATTGTTTGCAGGGTTTAAACTTATTTAACGGACAGTTGGCTTTTGGTTCCATTTTCATGCTAGTCTTTCGAAGCTATGATTACATCAACATATGCTACATCTAAATCTATGGCCGTGCCTGTGTGGGTGTGAGAACCACCGCTACCCGTGCTTGTCACAGTGTTTGTCGCTCCATAACCCGCACCAGAAGAGCCGATTTTATTGGTTACCGCAGGAATCAATCCGTAAAGGTTGTAGGAGTGATTGTGTGACGGCATTGTTGATGTAGATATGGTTGTAGCTGCAACAGAAACTGCCTGTGAAGCAAACGCTGTTTCAAAAGCCACAGAACCACCCGTGCCGACAGTGCCGTCAGTTATCCTTAAAGCCTTGTCGTTATGAGTAGTAACCTTTGTAAAACCTGTGGGTGCAGCCGTTTGATTAAATAACATCAACGTACCACTCGGTATAGTAGTGCCACCACCACCCGCGTCTGCCCAAGATATATCTGTTCCATCAGACGTTAAAACTTGATCCGCATCACCAGCAGCTAATCTAGCTGTTGCCCCGCTAGAGTTACCATAAACAATGCTGCCTCTTGTGATAGCGTCTAATATGTTTATTTCAGTTGCGTTAGACGTAACGCCATCAAGAATGTTGAGTTCCGCCCCAGTAGACGTAACTGCGGTAGAGCCTAAAGTAAACTGACCTTCAGGAACAATAAGACCCGCTGCGCCACCGAGAATTAAATCGTCTGCGCTTGCATCCCACTGCATAAACGCACTAGCCGCATCGCCAAAAAACTTTACATCGTATCCCGTATCATCAACGCCTACCGTTAAGGTAGCATCTAGCTGAACTGCGCCATCAATATCCACGGCATCAAGGTTGGTCGTTCCATCAACATCAATGTCACCACTTATATCAAGAGAAGCAAACGTTCCCACGCCTGTTGTGGTGATGTTGCTTGAACCGTTATTAATAGCTCCAAATCCAGAAGTTATTGAACCTGAGTTTAGTGCGCCGGTCGTAACAATGTTTGAACTTCCTGCCGCTGGTGCTGCGGCAATATCAGACAACACTTCTGAAGCTGACCTGCCCTCAATAGCCGTGCCATCCACTCGCAAGAAATCATTATCAGCAACACCGCTAGTAAACTTAGGCACGTTGTTGTTTGAAATTCCCGTGTCTAAAGTAGCAGTGGCTGTTACTGCGGTGCCGTTTAATGTTATAGCGTCAGCTTCTAATGTGCCATCAAAATCCCCATCTACAGCATCAATGTTACCTTTAAAAACGGTGGCACTAACTGTTCCCGTACTTGGGTTATAAGCAAAGTTGCCATCCATTTCCAAGCCAACATTGCCTGTACTTGATGTTGCACCCTCTACGAAAGCAATAAGGTTTTCTTCGTTTGTACTTTCATTGTCAGTAACTAAAACGTGAGCAGAATTAGTTGCGTTTGTGACTGTTGTACCTGCAATAACTGTAGCTAAAGCCGTACCATTAACTGTGATTGCATCAGCTTCTAATGTACCATCAACATCAACATCACCGCTTATGTCTAAGGAGGCAAAAGTTCCAACCCCTGTTGTGGTTAAGTTGGAAGCGCCATCGTTGATAAACAAATCCGCAACAGTTGCTGTAACAAACACTTCCGCGCTACCACTAAGCGTAATAGCACTGTCAGAGTTGGAACTTTCCGTAACAGACCGCGTGAGCGTAGTGCCGCTAGATGTATAAGTGCCGCTGCCTATTTCAAAAGCAGCCCCATCATTTATGGCATAACGCACCGTTTGACCGTTGGTAATTCCCGCCTGTGCAAACGTTTGATACCCTGACAGGGCGCTGCCCAAGGTAATCGTTCCAGTACCCGTGGTACTGGTAGACATTTTTGCACGATTTCCAAGAGATATTGCCATGTCACGCTATTCTAATAATTGCGTTACTTGCGTCTGCGGTGGGAAAAACAATCGTAAAATCGCCAGAACTAGCCGATTTATCACTACCAAAATCCAAAACACACACTGACGGGTCACTCGCTGCAGCCTCATTGTAAATCAACGCGCCACGAACAGACGAGATTGTTACGTTGGAAAACACCTCGTCAGCAAAGTCTGTAAGCGCCGTTGTGCCGCTAGTGGTTGGTGTCACACTGGTTAAAAACTGACCTTTCGCCGTATAGTTAGTGCCGCTAATTTCGTTACTACTGGTATAAGCCGTAGTTGCTGCGGTAAAACTGGCGCTGTTATCATACAACGCTAATTTAAATTGATCACTCGCTGCGGTAAAGTTGTGTGTAGCCGTCATCAGTTCTTTTTTAAAAGAGGTACACAAGAAGTTCCCTGTAAAAGCCATTACATTTTCCTTATATATTCGGCCAACGTAGGATGACCTGCTTCCTTAATTGCATTATATACCGTAGTTCTGTCACTTTGGATAGCCTGTTTCATATAGATGACCAGCAGCTTCTCAATGCTATCTCGGTATGCAATCGCTTGGTCCCGCAACGTAGGGTGCGCGTCCTCAGAGAAAGCAACGATCTTACCTACGCAACGGTGCGCCACTTCTTCAGGAGTTGCTCCACGATTGTTAGTGGTTTGAACATCAACCTTAAACTCTCCGAAAGACATGTTATTCATTGTTTAGCCCTTACGATCTGACCTGTACGGTACTCATCAGTAACTTCTTTAGCCTCGCCAAGCATTTTAAGGCCCATAATCGCTTCACCAAAACGCTTTTCATACAGAACCTGCAAGTCTTGTTCGCCCTTCATAAACACGTAGGCTTCCATTAAGCTGCCATACAGCAAAGCCACTTCTGCGTTTTCACTAAGCCATGACTCGGTTGTGTCGCTTCCAATAGAAGACAGCGTTCCCGTTGCTCCGCTAGAGCTACCCGTTAAGGTTTCTCCTACCGTAAAGTCCCCCGCAGGTATTTTTACTGTCAACGTTGTAGATGATGGCACCGCATTAACCGTTGTAGATTGTGCGCTGGACGATCCAGTGATGGTATCCGAAGTAGTAAAGGTGCCACTTACGCTGGTCATTGTTAACGTAAACGTACTAATAGTCAGGCTTACTGGTCTGTATAAATAATGTAATTCAACGGCGTAACTGCTATTCGGCGTGGGTCCAATTATAAAATTATCTACATCAAACTGACCATAATACCTTGGGCTTCCTGTAGTTGCAGGATTAGGGTTGAACGACTGAATAAAGTCTAAATCTTTGAAATCTAAAAACACTTGATTACTGCTAGAGTCAGTATAAGCCAAGGAAAGCGGTGCCAAAAAATCTGACGGACAAAACAAAAACTTATTGGAAGAGGTCATTGTTCCGCTGGCGTTACGTTGAAACAAGCTTAACTGCACGTTTTTTAAAATACGCTCTTCTGTATTACGAATAAATACGGGAAGATTATTAACAAACGTAGTTTCGTCGTTTTCTGTATAATCTTTTATAGTCTGCTTCAGAGTTGTATATGTGTAGCTCATGTTGTCACCGTGACCTCTCCTACAGACCCTTCAGCCTTTAGTCTATTGCCCGTTAAACCCAAAGCATCACCGCGATAACCTAC